TTTGTTGTGAAAAACTCAATGGTTACACAAACGATGACCGTAGAGGAGAAGGACTTTAACTGGTGGAGGTATCGGGAGAGGGTAGCCAAGTTAGCCGCTTCATACGACAATGACGTGTGGAATCCCACAAGCACACCGCTATGCGGTTGGTGCCCAGTTAAGAGTTGTGAGTTTAACCCCAAACATTAGGAGATGATCATGGCAACAAAACGTAATTATGCAAAAGAATACGCAACATACGATGGCACAGAGATGGTTAAAAAGAAACGTGCTCAACGTAACAAAGCACGACGCATGCTTATGCGTGAAGGTGTAGTACACAAGGGTGACGGCAAAGATGTTGATCACAAGACACCCTTGAGCAAAGGTGGCACAACAGTACGTAGTAACTTAAAAGCAGTACCAGCAAGTAAAAATAGATCATATAAACGAAAGGCAGATGGGTCAATAAAATGAAATTTGAAAACACATATGGCATACGCAAATCAATAAATTATTATTGCGCACAGGCAGGCAACTGTTTCCCAACAAGTGGTAACAAGAAAGCTACAAAAAGAAAATGGACAGAAGGTAAAGATTTATATCTTGGTGACATTAGCGGCACAGAAAGAGTTCTTGTAGCAGTACACATTCTTACAGATGAGCATAAGAAACCTTTGTTGATGGACGCTGTTACTGGTTCGTTGTATAGACCCAAAGACGGCAGATGCTTTTCATCTGACATGCTACACATGAAAAAGTTTACAAAGGCAGAAGGACTTGCAGAGCGCCTTATAAATATTAAAAGCGATCAATATGCAGAAAGTGAGTAGTCATGGGAATAACAGACGAACAATATGCAAAAGAACTTGATAAGTTAAGAGCAGAAGCAAAAATGGTTTTACAAGCAACGCATATAAATACAGGCGCATCAATGCCAAGAGACGGAACAATCAAAGTAACTAACAAAGATTTAGATCACGAAGCGTTTAATGTATCTATATCGACGTTGGTTGATATGTGGATAATACGTTGGCAAGACACGTGGGTTACTGAAGATGAGATACGTGAAGCCGATGACTTTTGGCGTATTGCGTTTGTGCGGTTGGATAACGTTAAAAAAATAGAAAAACACACACTTGGCGATTCATACGACAAGGTGTACAGGATCATAGAATAATGCAGATAATCGAAAACAAGGCGCTGTTATTTAAGACACGTAGTCCCGATAAGTACAGCGTAATACCAAGAAGCAAAGTTGTAAGCGAGAGCAACGGCGTGTTTGAAATCGCTGTGTACTGGGGGCTAGATGAAGTGCGGGTGCTCCGCAACTTAGGTGTTAAGAACCCACCATCGCCCATTACCGCTAAATACAACTGGCCCGGTCGGCACAAACCATTTGCGCATCAGATTGAGACGTCATCGTTCCTCACAATGAATCGCAGAGCGTTCGTATTTAATGACCCCGGCACCGGCAAAACATTCTCTGCGTTATGGGCGGCTGATTATTTAATGAAGCTAAAGCAAGTACGCAGATGCTTAGTTCTATGTCCGCTGTCCATCATGCACGACGCATGGATAAGCAGTATTGGTAAAAGTATTATTCATCGTTCGGTAGTAGCGGCGCATCACACACAGGCATCACGACGTATCGAGATGGTTCAAGGTGATTACGAATTTGTTGTGGTGAACTACGATGGCTTAAATTTAATTGTCGATGAGATTATTAATGATGGGCGCTTTGATCTTGTGATTGTCGATGAGGCAAACGCATACAAGAACCCGACAACCAAACGATGGAAAGCGCTTAACAAAATACTTAAACCTGACACTATGCTTTGGATGATGACGGGTACACCGGCATCGCAGTCACCTGTGGATGCCTACGGCTTAGCCAAGTTAGTAAACCCTAACGGCGTACCCAAGTTCCTTACAGCGTGGCAAGACAAGGTTATGCACAAGGTCAGCAAGTTCAAGTGGATACCAAAGCCCTCTGCACAACAGGATGTGTACGACTCATTACAGCCTGCAATACGTTTCACAAAAGAAGAATGTACCGACCTACCGCCTGTGCTTACCGAGACACGTGACATCCCCCTTACTGCACAGCAAGTTAAGTACTACCGCATGTTAAAAGACCGCATGCTAGTACAAACGGCAGGAGAGACAATCACCGCAGTAAATGCCGCCGCAGGTGTTAGCAAGCTGTTGCAGATAAGTGCAGGAGCCGCTTACACCGATGAGAAAGAAGTTGTGGAGTTTGATTGTGCGCCTCGCTTGAACGTACTACTTGAGGTGCTAGAAGAGACGAGCCGTAAGGTTATTATCTTTGCACCATTTAGGCACAGCATCGAGACCATACACAATCACTTGCTAAAACACAACATTGCATCAGAAGTTATACATGGTGACGTAAGTGTTAATAAACGTACTGACATATTCAAGCGTTTTCAAACTACTGATGCGCCAAGAGTTTTAGTAATTCAACCGCAAGCTGCATCACATGGTGTAACATTAACTGCGGCTGATACAGTAGTATTCTACGGACCTGTTATGTCTGTGGAGACGTACTTGCAATGTATTGCTCGTGCAGATCGTATTGGGCAAACTTCTACGAATGTAACGGTGATACACTTACAAGGTAGTGAAATAGAAAAACGGATGTTTGATCGTCTTGAGAAACGTGTAGAAGGACACGATCTCTTGCTAAGCCTGTATAGGGAGGAATTAAGTTCCTAGGAAAAACCCTATATCAGGTTGAACACCTGTCTTTTTAGTTGTAAAATATTTTACAAAGGAGCATATAAATGCCAAACGAAGAAGTTGTACCGCTAGATAAACTAGCACGTGTATATCGTAAGATGTACGCAAAGGTTCAAGAACTGACAAAAGAATATGAAAGTCAGATCGAAGAACTTAAAGCAAAACAAGATGAGATCAAGAATGCCATGAAGGATCAAATGATGGCGCTTGGTACCAACTCAGTAAGGACTGCAGAAGGCACCATCATCTTGTCACAGAAGACGCGCTACTACACAGACGACTGGGATTCATTCAAGCAGTTTGTTGTACAGCACGACGCATTAGATTTGTTTGAGAAGCGCATTGCGCAGAAGAACATGTCTATGTTTTTAGAAGAAAATCCCGGTGTAGTACCCGCTGGGCTTAACTCGATGTCTGAGTATGCAGTAACTGTTCGTAAACCAACTAAATGAAGGAAAGTACCATGGGCGAAATTGCCAAATTTAATCTTGCACAAACCCCCGCTTTTGCTCGCAAAGGCGAATTATCAACCCTCGCTAAAAGCCTTGCAGGTGGCGGAGTAGGTGGCGGTGGAAAACGTATCTCTATCAAGGGCGGTGTATTCCGTTTGATGTCAGATGGTAAAGAGATTACGTCGATTGACGATCGTCATCTCGATGTAGTTATTGTTAATGCGGCATCTAAAATCAGCCGTACCTATTATGAGGGTACGTATGAAGAAGGTGTATCCAAAGCACCGGATTGTTGGTCTGCTGATGGTGATAAACCTGATGCAACGGCGGATAATCCGCAGGCTAGCGACTGCGCATCATGCCCAATGAATGTTAAGGGCTCAGGTCAGGGCGAGTCCAAGGCTTGCCGTTTCTCACAACGCCTTGCAGTAGTTCTTGCTAATGACATTGGCGGTGATGTAATGCAGTTAACCTTAGCCGCTACTTCAATCTTTGGTAAAGAAGAAGGTGATAAGCGTCCGTTGCAAGCCTATGCAAGATACCTTGCGGCTCAGAATATTAGCCCTGAGACACTTGTAACCCGCCTGCGTTTTGATACCAAAGCCGCAGTACCCAAGTTGTTCTTTCAACCTGTTCGTTGGTTAGAGGACGACGAGTTTGAGATTGTTGCCGAGAAGGGTCAGTCTGCAAGCGCCAAGCAAGCCGTCACCATGACGGTAGCAAAAGCAACAACCGACAAGTCGTTGCAACTTGAGGGGTCAAAGCCAAAAGCTAAAGCACCTGTGGTTGAAGCCGATACCGATACCGATGATGGTGTAGATGAGCCTGAAAAGCGCAAGCCTGCGGTAAAAGCAAGCGCAGTCCCACAGAAGAAAGCTAGTAACTTAGCCGCAACTGTTGACGAGTGGGATGACTAGTAAGTAAAGGGGGGCTTAGCCCCCCATCAAACGAGAACAACATGGCTTATTCAGACACAATAAAACAAAGTATAAAAGTGGCACCGAAGACGCTCGGCAATCAGCTTGGTCGTTGGGCGGTGCATTTAGATTTCCCAGTCATTGAAGTAGCAAAATTTACAGGTGCAACAAGACAAACTGTGTATAACTGGTTTAGCGGAACGGATGTAACGCCTGCTTACCGCATGCGGGTTCAGTCTTTGTTGAACATTCTACAATCTAGCAACACAGCAGAAGAGGCGATGAGAAAATGCAACAAAGCTTAAACCAACCCCCAGTAACCCCCACCGCCTATACTGATCGTGAACTGGTTGAATACGCTAGTCGTTTAGCGCATGAAGATCGACTGCCAAAGACTTGGCAACTTGAAGTAATTAAGCGTTTACAAAATAAGATAAACAACGGCATTTATTAACTCGAAAGGTTTCACATGACGTCGCAGGAATTTCTAGCGACTGTGCTACCGACTTCGGGTAAATACTGCACCGTTGAGATAAGCACAGCAAAAAGAGAGCATGTTTTTGTTGACTCCATAAACGAGTTGTACGACGCCGCCATGGCGTTTGATGCAAAAGGCTACAACGCTTTCTTTGCATTGGCTACGTTTGGGGCTAACGAACGCAAGGCTGAACACGCAGTAAAAATGAAATGCTTGTTCTTAGATATTGATTGTGGAGCAGGCAAGGACTACGAGAAAAAAGTAGACGCTGTTAATGCACTAGCTAAGTTCTTAACCGACACTAACTTGACTGACCTAGGCTCGCCTTGGGTGGTAACGAGCGGTGGTGGGTTGCATGTGTATTTCCCATTTGCTGAAGAAGTAGATATTGCCACTTGGAAACCTGTTGCAGAGAACTTAAAAAGGCTATGCAAGAAGCTAGGTTTTAATATCGACGCTTCCGTTACAGGCGATGCGGCTAGGGTGCTTCGTGTACCTGACACGCACAACTATAAGCAAGAGAAACCACGCAAGGTAATCCTCAAAGCAGAGGGTGATATTTTTGACTTTGAAACCCTAGCAACCCATCTTAAAGAAACGATTGGCAAAGAGGCATACGAAGCAGTACCACCATTGCAGATCCCCGGAAAACGCCCCAAAGCCGCCCCAACAGCCAATAGCGTTAAGCTAATAGAAAACAGCGTTACATACTTTAAAACTATCGGCGATAAGTGCGGGCAGATCAACTACTATCGGGAGAACGCTAGTAAGGACGGCATGGAGCCTTTGTGGCGGGGCATCCTCAGCATAGCTAAATTCTGTGATGACGGCATTGAAGAGGGCTTGGTGTTATCTGCGTTACACCCTTACGATGCAGATCGTCACAACAGCAAATGGCGAGCAATTAAAGGTCCTTATGCCTGCCTAAAACTAGATGAGACCAATCCAGGAGTGTGCGATAAATGCCCACACAAAGGCAAGATTACCAATCCACTAGCCTTGGGGCGGGAGATCAAGGTCGACAACGCTCCAAAAGAAGTTGTAGTAGAGACAGAAAACTCCACGCCAGAAGCACCACAAAAAACCGTTACCCGCCCAACCCCACCCAAAGGGTATGGCTATGGGGCTAATGGCGGTATCTTCATGGATAAGCTACAAGAGGACGAAACTGGCAAAAAAACACGTAAACAAGTCATGCTCTTGCCGTACGATTTGTTTGCGGTGGACATCCTAAATAGCAACGGCGACCACTTAGTTCATCTCATGGCGTGTAGACCGGAAGGTGTAATTGATGTACTGATTGCACAAAAGTCTATTGTCAGTAAAGACGAAACAGTTAAGGCGCTAGCCAATCAAAACATCATTGCAGCATACGGTTCAGGTAACGACAAGAACTTGTTTGAATACGTGCGGGGTTGCGTGGAGTTTGTTAGTGCTAATAAACGTGCTATTAAAGTACCAAATAACTGCGGTTGGCAGGATGAAAAGTCGTTTGTATACAACAGCCATGTGTTTTATCCTGATGGCAGGGAAGTGTATGTACCCACTCCTGCGCTTGATAACATAAACTACTCGACCAAACCGACCGGCACTCTAGACAACTGGCGCAAGGTCTTCAATATGCTGATTGCTCGCCAAGAGTGGCAGGTGTTGGCAATGGCTTTGGTTGGACCGGCATCGTTGCTCATGAACTTTACCAAGTTCAACGGCTGTGTATATCACCTAGGTTCGTCTGAGTCAGGCACAGGTAAGTCGTTGTCACTTGAGTTAGCGGCTAGTTTCTTTGGACATCCCGAAGGCTATCGTGTAACACAGAGTACATCTATTGTTGCATCACAACAGAGACAGGGTTTACTTAACAGTTTGCCGTTTATTATTGACGAGACCACTAGTAAGAGCCGTGAGGACTTTGAGTGGTTGCCTGAGTTCCTGCTTGATTTAACGCAGGGTAAGGGCAAAGACAGGATGAAGCAGGGCACCAACGAGGAGCGCATTAACACCTCGACATGGAAGCTACTGGTTCTGCTCTCGTCCAATACACACGTTATGGATTTCTTGTCAGGTGCTCGTAAGCATGCGTCTCAAGGTGAAATGTTCCGTCTGCTTGAGTTGCAACTGAGTAAGAAGCTGAAATGGTCTCCCGAAGAAGAATCCACCCTTGGCTTATTGAAAGAAAACTTTGGTGTCATTGGTCAGGAATTAATTCGTTGGTTGGTAAAGAACCATGACGTAGCTAAGAAACTAGTCAAAGAAAACCAAGAACGCTTGAAAGTTGAGTTTGAAGCCAACGCAGATGAGCGCTACTGGACTGCGGGTAATGCCTGTATCGTCACTGTGCTACAACTGCTTGGCAAAGACCACGCTAACTTAATCGACATCCCCAAGGGTCCAATTATTGATGTATTGCGCCTGATGGTATATAGCGCTCGTGGCATTATCCATGGCAGTAAGCGTACCCCTGAAGACGTATTGAACGCATATACCCGTGAGTATTTTGGTAAGTTTGTGATGGTTACGGCTACAGCTAAAGGCGAACTAATAGCTAGTTTGGGTGGTAGAGATGTGGTTGACGAGTCGCTTACTCGATCTGATATAGCAGGGCGTGTTGAGAAAGGCTTTACGCCCGGACACATTGACTATTACATTGAAGAACAACTACTTAAGGCGCATTGCGTAACCATGAGTTATGGGTACAAAGACTTTAAGGAAGGGCTTGAGAAGTTGCCCAACTACAAAATAAACTACGTTCGCAAAGACATGCTGTCTAAAACCCGTGGTCCTACTATGCGAGTAAACGTCATGCAGATAACACGCCCAATAACTAGCGATGACCTTACGGAAGATTAAAGTGCATTATCCTTGGCTTGACACCCCCGCTAAGGGGGCTTTTTTTGTACCTACATTAAAGCTACAAGACGTAAAAAAAACAGGACTTAAAGCTGCCCTGCATCATGGCATTATTGGTAAAGCAGAATTTGGTACGTTTGAGGGTAAGATTGGTGTGCGCTTTACTCGCGTGCGCTAGAGAACATCTTGGCAAGTTCAATCTTGGCTTGGCGCAACTCATCTAGTGCTTCACGTTTTTCTGATCCAGTCATACCGCTGTCTGCTCTAATTGCACGTTCTTGTTTGGTTAAATCACCCATGCGCTGACGGAAGTTGCCTGCCATGCTAGCCATACCAATTAAATCGGCTTTTTCATCCAAGTACTCTTGTGCCGCTTCAGTGCGTCCTTGTTCTAGCATACGGTTGTACGTTTGCTTAGACTGAATAACGTCTTCCATATCATTGTAGGCTTTGTTAATTAAGCCACTTGCATCTTTAGGTTGGAACAAACCGCCAATAATTGGCATTTCACTTGGGCGAGTAGTAGGCGTATCCCCTGCTTCATCGGTTCTAAGCACAGGATTAGTTAAAGACACAACAGATAATGGGAACGAACCAGTATATCCACGAATTAAATACTCAAGTTTAACTGGCGATAAACCAAACACACCGGTGCCTTTACCTAATATCTTGGCAATTTCAGACGTGTTATCGTTAAAGCGCTCGCTTGGCTCAAGATCTTGCAAACGTTGGCTTTCAATCTCACGCCCTGTAAAGAACGAACGATTTAACATTACTTCAATTCCCGGCTTAATAGCGGCTGGCAAGCTAATTGGTACAGAGTTCCATACCATGTTGCCAATTGCTTTTGAAGCATCGCTTAATTTTTCATCCTTAAAGGCGGTATTAAATACGGCTTCCGGTAGCGCCTTAAAGATAAGACCAATTTCAAATGGAATTGGAATACGTACAGGCTCATCAATACCCGGCACATACATAAACCAGTTGGAGTATCTTTCGTTAGGGTTAGCGTTCTTATATGCTTCATCGTCATCCATCAAAGCGGCATAAGCTACAGTAAAGCCAGCCATTAACGCACCACGTTTAATTAACTTTTCTTTAACTTTTAGCTTTTCATTGAACGGCATCTTGCCAGCAAACGCTTTGTAAACAACATCAAGACCTTGAACCTGTGCATTCATAAAGGGCACCATCATGTTTAACATGAACATGCTAGGCGAAGTACCACGTTTACTAAAGTTCATAGACTCAAGCGTTGCCAAGGTGGCTTCCATTTCAGACAGCCCCTGTTTCATAAAGCTGTTGTACATACTTACACGGGATGCCGCATCACCTTTAATTGCCAACTTATCTAAGTTAGCCATTGCCATACCCCAACTTAAATTTTTGCCGCTTGTAATTTGCAGCATAATTTGCTTAATATCTTCCGAAGTACCCGTCAATACCTGACCACCTAAAATGCCTCTCTTCTGCAATATAAATTCGCCTTGGCTTTTGCCACGTATCATGTTGCCAATTTCTTTTAGCGAACTAGTAATTGGAACTGCGTTTGAGCCTGTAACCATAGCCGCAGATAAAGAATCACGTACGATTTGGCGTATGGCATAAACAGGCGCGCGAGTAATAAAGCGACGCAGTAAAGATGCAGGCATAGCCGCATACTCAACTAACTTAGGTAGCGCAGTCTTAACGCCTTCCAGTCCCTTAACCAATACATCGGCAGGAATGCCCTCCATACCCTGAACAATAGCGTACTTATCTTTGCCATCAATTTTGAAACGAATTACATCAGCACCGGCAGGACCTTTACCATCACGAATTGTTGTTTTTACCTTTTCTGATATAGGCGCTAGCATGCCAATCTGCTCTAAAGCAAACGCTACGTTACGAGTTGACAAGTTACGCAAAGCCATGTCGGTTAGCAAGTTTGTATTCTGCAGCGCACTAGTAAACATATCTTTAATAGTCTTGTCGCCACCAACAAGATCATGCAAATAGGGCTGGTCTTTTAAGTTACCAATTTTTACAGCAGGCGCACCGCCAATTTCTAGGTATATATCGCCTCTTCCATCAGCACGATAGAACGGTACGTAGTCACGTTCTTTTAATAACGCTGCGGCTTTCTGTTTATCAATAGCGCCAGTCTTAACAGCAAAGTTAATTAAGCCGTCGTTATAGTTGTTGTAGACTTCACGGGCTTTTTCAAAGGCTGCTTTTGTTTTATCGTTGCCTTCAATTTTTTTCATGACCCTGTTAATTAACTCAGGGGTAACGTCTTTGCTAAAATTAAGTTTCTCAAGCCCTTTATTTCTAGCACGTAAACCAGCCAAGTAGAAAGTAAACAACTCGTTAGCAGCTTGTGGGCTACCGACGTTTGCTCCACGCAATATCTCTGCAATTTGTTTTAGGTTAGCTCCCGGCGTGCTTTCAATAATCCGTTCAACACGCCCATCTTTACGGATTTTCTCAATAATATCAATCGGTCCGTTAGATGCAATCTCAGCCGTCCAGTTCAAACGCTGGTCATTCATGCGCAAGAAATACATTAACTGCGTAGCGTCAAGCGAATCTTTTAACTTTGCAGCAACTCTTTCTACTGGGGCAAAGCGGTCAATGAACGCAGTACGAAACAACAACCCGCTTGCAGATGCTTTTATCTTGGCGATAATGCCTTTATCTCTAGCAACTATCTTACTAACATCATCACCGACATCTGCAAAATAGTCGTTAAACGTTACGTTGTTACGGAACTGAACATCACCAGTAGCTGTTTTGTACGCTCCGGGGCTCATGTTAGCAAAGTTTTTCTTAGCGTCACGTAATAATTTGTAGACGTCAGAAGTATTAATATCTAAATTAAGCCCCATGCTACGTAGTGCAGAACGAAGAGCACCAATAATAGCCTTAATAAAATCGTTAGCTTTTTGCAAGAAAGATTTAGTAGGCGCTGTTTCTGCAACATGCGCAATCATTTCGCTAACAGCATCCACAAGCGCTTCTTCGTCAGTTTTGCCAGCTTTCTTAGCAGATAAATAAGCGGCATCAGCATCTTCTTTTACACCAAGAACTTCTGCAAGTTTAAATACACCATCTTTTTGTCCATTAATTTTTCTTGTAAGGGCTATCATACCTTTTGGTCCTAGCAAACCATTAACCCCAATGTGACCAATTAACTCGTGCGCAATTGTTTTTTGCACATCTTTAATATCTGCATGGTTGCCAGCAACAATAAATACTTTACCGCTTGGTAAAACGCCACCTTTAACATGCTTAGGGTTGTACCCTCGCTGTTTAATAAGCTCTACTAATGATGGCGATAGCTTATCCATCACAATAATTTCTAATCCTTTAGGTATCTTAATATTAGCAAGTTCTTTATTTACACTGGCTTTATTAATTTGACCGCTAGGTTCTGTTGCTTCTACACGATAATCAACATCGTTATTACGTATGTCACGGAATAACTCTCCAAATGTTTCTGCAGATAACCCGCTAATGTCACGCTCAACACCCATATCAAAATCAAAAGCTTTAGCTGGGGTAGTAGCTTTAAGCGCTGTTTCAATTGTTTTCTTAGACGGACCTTTTGCCACGCCCGTTTTCATTTGAGGTGGGCGCACAACACGTGTAGCAGGACCAACTTGCCGTTTAGATGGCGGTACTCTTTCTTCCGTTGGTACGGTTTTAACAGCGTTTAATTCTTTGCGCTTAAGGTCAATATCTTTTTGAATATCATTTTTTTCTTTTTTGGTTTTAGCGTTTTCTTGATCAACTTCAAGCTGTACTATTTCTTTATTTAACGCTGCACGTTTATTTGCTGCAAACTCAATACCTTCTTTGCGGCGCATTTCAGCTTGACGCCGTTTAGTTTCAGCACGTTCTTTGCTGTATTCAGTACTGCTACGAGCTAAAGCAGATACTTCAGTTTCACGTTTTTTTGCAACTTGTTCTGGTGTTAACAATGGGGTAAGCAGTTCGTCAACTACTTTTTGTTGCTCTGCAATAGCTTGACGTGTAAGTGTTGCGTCTTTTTTGTTACCTTTTTTAACGTATCCCGCTAGTTTTTCTTTTAGCGCAGTAAGTTTTTGTCTTTCTACAACAACATTACCGGTAACACGAATACCGGGTAAATTTAAACCAGACAATAAGCGCTGTTCTGCCTCTACTTCAGCAGGAGAAATAGTAGCTGGCGGTTCTGCTACAGCTTGAGCTGCTCTACGCTCACGTCCAGTTTGTTCTAGCTGCTGATCGTGTTCGGCAAGCATTTTTTCAAGCGTAGCCCGCTTGCGTTTCATTGTTGCGCTAACAGACTTCAATACAGGATCAGCAGCAACGTACTGCTTAAACAAACGTTCTTCTTCGGTAATTGGCGCTAATTCAACCGCATCTTGAAAGTTTTTATAAATAGCATCAACTGTTTTTTGCAAAGACTCAATTTCTTGGTCTGAATCTTTAATCTTTTTAAGCGCTGCACTTTTTAGTTTGCCGTCTTTCATTTTATTAACAAGGCGAACAAACTCTTTTTGCTCTTTTGTTAATGTGCGAATACTTGTTTCTAAATTTTTAAGTTGTTCTCCGTAAAGCTGCTCAGAGATAGCAAGTGCTTCTTTACGAAGTTGCTTTGACTTAGCTTTTATTTCTACTTGAGCTTGTTGACGTGCTTCTGCTTTTGTTTCTTCCAACACATTGTTAAGCAACGTGCTGTAGTCCGCTACTTTTTTACGGTAGTTTTGAATTCTTTCTTCTAGCGTTTTTAGTGGTTTTTGTGCTGCTGCAATAGCTTTTTGTGCGGCTGCTTGCGCTGCTTTATATCGACCACCTTGAATACCCACAAAACGCATAAAGTTTTGATGTGTAGCACGCTTAGTAGCAATTGGCTCAAGCTGTTTTTTATCAAACAAATCACGCTGTTCAATGGCGCCTACATTAGATACATCAACTTTTTGTTTTTCTTCTCTTTCTCTGGCTGTAAGTGCAGACGGTTCAGTAGTTTCGTATATTGGTGTTTTTACAAGTTCGCCTTTTTCATTAAGCGTTTCGTATTCGCCAACCTTGGCAACTTTAGAAACATCTTTTGGCGGTTCTTCTTTTTCAATAGCATATGTTGGTTTTTCAACGCCTTCTACGTCAGTAAACGTACCTGTTCTTTTAGGGGCAAACTGTCTTCTTAATATTGGTTTTTCTGCAGTAATAACCGTTTCGTTGCTAGCAGATTGGATAATGTTAGTAATTTGCTCTGCCAAAACCGCTTGTGCAGAATCCGCCGCAGCAAGTTCGCCTTCAGCTAAACGCTTAAAGTCACCAAAGGTCTCGGCAAACTGCGTGTTGTATGTTTCTTTTTGCTTGTCAGTAAGTTGTACTTTGCCGGTAACAGCCCGGTGTAAAGCAATTTCATCAAAGAAAGAATTTACCAGCCGTTGTGCATTGTCAGCAACACGTTTCTCTAATACTTGTTTGGTTGCTTTAGCTCTTTGTGTAGCACCACCAATATAGTCACGTTTAGCTAACGACTGCAGGGAAGCCAAATAAGTATCAGTAGCACGTTGTTGCTTTTGACGAACCTCATTTAACTTGGTGTAGTACTGTATGGTTTGAGGAGGCAGATTTTTTGGAATAGGTATCTCAAGCGGTTCAGACTCAAACGCATTTAAGCGCTCAAGTAAATCCCGCATTTGATTAACTATAGTAAGAGCGCCTTCTCTGTCTTGACGCTTCCTACGAGCAAGCTGCAGTTTTTGCTGTAGCCCCATTAAATTAGCACGTAAACCAAGACGATTACCAATATGGCGGCGTAATGCGCTTGTTTTATTTATAAACGCTACTTGAGGACCCCGCTGAGGGAAAGCCTGTGAAATCTGTTGTGTAAGCTGAGCTTCTACGCCTTGCTGTAAATTTATGTCATTTAACTTAGATTCTCTTTGCTGGACTTGTTGTAACAACTCATCACGCTGACGCTGTACATCTGCCAAACGTTGACCTTCGGCAGTAAGTTGTCCGTCTTTTTCAAGCGCCTTAGAACTAGAAGCGGCTTTTTTAAGTTGATCGTCTAGCGCCGTAATTCTGTTTTGTAGTTTTGCAATTTCTTTAGTTTCTTCAACAGTATTAAATTTAGCTAAACCAAACTCAGTAGGTGGCGCTCCTTTGGCATCTTGCTCTGCTTTTGTTATTTCAGCTTCTTTTTGTGGAATAAGTCTGTTACGTAAATCGTAGGCAGTACGGATGTCATTGTTTTGATTTGCTGTTTCAAATAATTCTTGCAACCGCTCACGTTCTTTACGTAGTTGCTGTAATTTACGTTGCGCTGCAATATCTTGTTCAGTAGCGGCTTCAAGAACTTCTGTTGCTTTAGGGGTAGCACGTTCTGTAGCTTCATCCACTGCTTTTTGAAAATCAATTTCTTGTTTAGTTTTTTGTTCGGCTGCTCGCTGACGGTCTTCCTCAGGATAGCGCACACCTTCTTTAGTTTCTTCAAACAGCGACGCTTGTTCGCCAACGTATTCGCCTTGTAACGTTTTATATTTTTTAATAAGTTTGCTAAGTTCAGCAAAATCACCAATTTCTCTTGCTTTATCAATTTGTTTTAAAACGTCGGCTAGTTTTGCTTTTGGTGGCGCTGCGGCTGGAGCAGATTTAATAGCTTCTAAACGTTCTTTAAGGACATCAACGGTTTGCTGGTTACGCTCAATCTGTTGCTGTAAAGTAGTAGCAGATTCTTTATCTTCGTCTTTAGTAGCAGCTTTTAATTCTTTATTTAACGCTGTAGTTTCTTTACTTATACTGTTAATTTGTTGCCCAATTTTTTCTGGGTCAAGATCATTTAGTGCGCTTTGAATTTGCTCAGCACGATTGCTAAGCGTCATTAATTTGTCAACGTCTTTTTCAGTTAGTACTTGAGAATGTAGCGTATCCAACTCTTGTTTTAATACACGCTCTTGATTAAATACTTCTTTACGAATTTCTTCAAGACGAACTTGTTTTTTTGCTACATCAACTTCAGTAGGTCCTTGCTCAGCCGCAATTTCTTGCATTTGCGCCATGGCTGCTTTTTGTGCATCCGCTTCTGTTTTTGCTTCTGCAGCAAGACGGTTTTCTTCCTCAACTTGAAGACGCTCACCTTCTTTAACTATTCCACGGCGCTGCATGTACCGCCCTGGTACTGCTAAAGTACCTCCAAGAACTGCGCCACCTACAAAACTTTGAAAGTATTCTTCTCTAGCTGCAGGATCTGTGATAGATAAACCTGCTTGTAAGCGCTCTAAAAGCTGTTGCCCTGCTTCTGTTAAACCTTCTGCACCAGCAACTAAACCAGTTTTAGTTCCATAGTCAAGCGCTGTTTTAGTTAAATTTTGTTTGGCAATTTGCTGCGCCATATCTGGCGTAATCTTTTTACCAGCAGCACCAAAGATTTTGCCGATGCCAGGAATTAATCTACCGGCAGTAACATCAAGAGCAGCTTGAAAGGGGGCGGCAGCTAGTGCTGAACCAAGATCGGTTTCTTCTAGTTTTTTGCCTTCTTGCATTTGCCGACCAATATTGGTACCAGCAAACTGAGTAGCCGAAGCTAAACCGGCTGCACCAGCTACACCTAAAGCAGGAACACCACCAAGTAAAGCTGCTCCACCAGCAACAGCAGGAGCAGCCATATATGGCAACGAGCCACCAAGAAGTTCACTAAATTTAGTTAAAGGAGCTTCTGCAAAACTTTCTTCGGTAGGTTTAAATATGCGCTGAGATTTACGTTCTTGAGCAGCTTTATATTTAGCTGCTTCTTCAATATCCATTAAACCGGTACGTCCGGCTAATGCAGCAATGTCGCCTTTGAGTTCTTGATACCCTGCTTTAGCTGCAGCTATTCCGCCTGATTTAGGCGTTCCTACGGGTTCAAATGCTTCTGGAAATTTTTCTCTTGCTTTTGCAAATGCATCTCTATCCGACATCCCTTCGGGAGTTTCTACATACGACCCATTAGGTAAGCGCAAATATGGCATAAGCTTTACTTAAATTTTGATCTAGCCGGCGGTGCTAGATTTTTCCAATAATGGAAGCGCCTTGTCCAGGAATTGTAGCAGATTGAACAGAACCTGAGTTAAGTGAATTATACAAATCTATTACTGAGTAAATACCTTGAGATTCAAGTTGTTTTCTTGCGCTAATATCACTTTGCGCTTTAGTCCATTGTTCAAGCGCTTTATCCATACTAATACGTTCTTGCTTACCAATATTTGGAAAAAACCTAGCCATTTCTGGATTAGCTTTTAAATATTCGGCTATACGCACGCCTTCAGGAAGCTGATTTAATCTACTTGCAGCGGTGCCGGCATTCATTCTTTCAATAGCCAGAGCTTCGCCTCTATATTTAGCAGTATTTGCTAAATCCATAAATTTAAGCGCTGCATCGGTATTTCCTTTAGCGTCAGCAGCACGGGCTTTAGCTAGGTTCATATCGTACTCGTTAGCCAAAGTATCAATTGCACGTTGTTCTTTACGTGATGCTGCGGCTGTTTGAATTACTCCTGGTAATCCTGCAGATATACCGGCAGCCAATCCAGGTTTACTTAATATGCCTTGAGCTAAGTTCATAAGCGCTTCGCCACCACCTTGTCTTCTTAATTGTGCAAGACCTTCACGTTGTTTAGCGCTTAAACCTTCAAGTTTTTTGTAGTAGTCTTCTTGGTTA